ATGCTACCATCTATTTCAATCAACAATACCAGCGCAACTTACCCAGAATCCATTAATGAAAATAACAATGATGAAGTTAATGGATTAGTACAAGAGCTCAAAAACCTTTTTAATGGTAAGGAAGGAATAAGCACCTGTATTAAACATCTACTTGAGCTTATAAAAAACGCCATACGAGTAAACGACGATCCTTATAGATTTAATATTAATAATTCCTCAGTTACTTATATTGATATTGGCTCCAATGATACAGACCATATTACTATTGGTATCGACAACCAAGAACCAATAGAATTACCTGCGAACTATAAAGACAAAGAACTCGTCCGTACTATCATTAATGACAACATAGTTGAGAAGACTCATGATATCAATAACAAGGAAATGATCTTCAGCGCATTAAAAGAAATATATGATGGAGATCCTGGTTTTATCTTCGATAAGATATCACACAAACTCAGACATACGGTAACGGAGTTTGATGAGAGCGGGAATAGCGAACCAACGGACTTATTTACCTGGTACGGTAAAGATAAAAAAGGCGACTCTCTCGCTATTGTAATTAAAAATAAAAACGGAAATGATTACTTATCTCTCGGTTACTACGATCAGGACGACTACCACATTCAAAGAGGAATTCGTATTAATGGTGATAGTCTCACCCAATATTGTAGTGAAAAAGCCAGGAATGCTTCAGCGTGGTTTGAAAGCAGTAAAGCTATCATGGCAGAATCATTTGCAACAGGTTCCGATCATCAGGTTGTAAACGAGCTCAACGGGGAAAGACTGAGAGAACCTAACGAAGTTTTTAAACGTTTAGGTCGAGCAATAAGATATAATTTTCAAGTGGACGATGCAAAATTTAGACGCGACAATGTAAAAGAAATAATTTCTAATTTATTCGCTAACAAAGTTGACGTTGACCATCCTGAAAATAAACACAAAGACTTTAAGGATCTCGAAGATAACGTTGAAAAAAGACTTCAAAATCGCCAGGCGAAATATCAAAATGAAATTAATCAACTATCTGCGCCAGGTGTTAATTTTGATGATATTTAAAATTATTTTTCCAGTTTTTTGATTTTTCAACGCCTGAATATCGGAAATAGTCAGTGACGAACATCAGTATTTTTACATCATTACGTCCGGGTCATTGTCGGTTTATCTCCTTTTACTTGTGGTAATTGAGGGATAACAACAAAAAAGGTGAGTTTTGCGACTCACCTTTTTTATTTGTTTCTTATTCAGAATCAATATCTTTTAAATCATCCTGAATCGCTTGTGCGTTCGGATTTTCCTGCGGTTTGAGTTCGCCGCCATTAGCGATGAAATCATGACGCTGGAAGTACGCTTCGCGCACCATAATATAAGGATCGGACGACTGACGCAGCAGACCATCGGAATCCAGCAGCTGAGCGCGGGTTTCGATCCCTTCAAGCGTCCATTTACCCACAGACATCGGCCAGGTCAGCCAGGAAAGAACCGGGTAAAGACCATCCGCCATATCACCACCGTCATCACGCAGCGTGAAGCTACCGTAGAACGGTAACTGAACGTAAGGCCCATAACCCACGCCATAATGACCAAGCGTACTACCGAAGCGGTGAGGTTCAGTCCGTTGCAGTTTCGGGTTCGCCATCCCTGCAACATCAATAAAGCCGCCCATCCCCAAAATGGTGTTCAGGAAAAAGCGGGTAAAGTGGACCATCCCCTGATAAGGGTCGCCCTGCAAGAAGTAGTTAACCATCACCGCAGGTTCTTCAAGGTTGCCAGTAAAGTTGCTCAAACCATTACGCGCCGGTTGCGGAACATAATCACGCCAGGCGACAGCGACCGGTCGAACAATATACGGGTCTAATACGTTGAAGTTGAAGTTGTACATGGTGCGGTTGAACCCTTCTAACGGGTCAGAACGCCCTTGCTGATCTGTACCGGAACTCGCACACCCCACCAGAAGCGTAGTTCCCAGAGCAAGCGCCGACAGGCGAAGCTTCATAAATGTCTCCCTGTTTTTTTATGGCTTATGCAGTTTGCCATCCATGACGGAACGATACCGTATCCGCCTGTTTAGGTGTGGGCGATTGTAACAGCACGTCAACTGATGTCCAGACGCCCTGATTTGCTGATTTGATCATAGCCTGGTAATCGCCGCCCTGTAGGCTACTTGATTCTATAGAAACAGAAAAAGGCAAACGCAGCCTTTTCTACATTTTCAGAGTAACTCCCGCCAGTTGCGAGCAAAAAAGCCGCTACGCTTTAGCTATACGTGCTAATTCAAGAGAAGAGACCATGGACAACGACAAAATTGATCAACACAGCGACGAAATTGAAGTTGAGAGCGAAGAAAAAGAGCGCGGCAAAAAAATAGAAATAGATGAAGACCGACTCCCCTCCCGGGCGATGGCAATTCATGAGCATATCCGCCAGGATGGTGAAAAAGAGCTGGAACGCGACGCAATGGCGCTACTGTGGTCAGCCATTGCGGCGGGTCTGTCGATGGGCGCTTCGTTACTGGCAAAAGGGATATTTCATGTCGAACTGGAAGGTGTGCCGGGCAGCTTCTTACTGGAGAATCTCGGTTATACCTTTGGTTTTATTATCGTCATAATGGCCCGCCAGCAATTATTTACCGAAAACACCGTGACTGCGGTACTACCCGTCATGCAAAAACCGACAATGAGCAACGTCGGCTTACTTATGCGATTATGGGGCGTCGTGCTGCTGGGTAATATTCTCGGGACAGGTATTGCTGCATGGGCATTTGAATATATGCCTATCTTCAATGAAGAAACTCGCGATGCATTTGTCAAAATCGGCATGGATGTGATGAAGAACACCCCCAGCGAGATGTTTGCCAACGCGATCATTTCCGGCTGGCTGATCGCCACTATGGTTTGGATGTTTCCTGCTGCGGGTGCGGCAAAGATTGTGGTGATTATATTGATGACCTGGCTTATTGCACTGGGTGACACCACCCACATCGTTGTCGGTTCTGTTGAAATCCTCTATCTGGTGTTTAACGGCACGCTGCACTGGAGCGATTTCATCTGGCCCTTCGCACTACCTACTTTAGCGGGGAACATCTGCGGCGGCACCTTTATCTTCGCGTTAATGAGTCATGCACAGATTCGTAACGACATGAGCAACAAGCGTAAAGCAGAAGCACGCCAAAAAGCAGAACGTGCGGAAAACATTAAGAAAAATGATAAAAACCCAGCATAAATGGCGAGGGTTTAAGCAATCGAGCGGCAGCGTACTTACCCCGCACTCCATTAGCGGGTATACTCATGCCGCATTGTCCTCTTAGTTAAATGGATATAACGAGCCCCTCCTAAGGGCTAATTGCAGGTTCGATTCCTGCAGGGGACACCATCGCAACTTCTCGCAATCTCTCAGAAAAAACCATTACCCATTGTTTTTCAATGAGTTAAATCTCTTCCATTGTCTCGTTATCTCTCGTTAAATTTGCCTGAAGCCCATATTAAAATGGGTATAAAAACGGGTACGCTTGGTTCGATTTTTATTTGTACCCGTCTGGAGGATCAACATAATGAAACTGACTGATGTAGCTGTACGTAACGCCAAACCAGATAAGGACAACAACAAAATTAAAAAACTTCGTGACGGGAAAGGCCTGTATCTCTATGTTCACCCCAACGGCTCAAAATACTGGCGCTTTCGCAAGGTTATCAACGGTAAAGAAACGACCCGAGCTTTAGGCATTTATCCTGCCGTAACACTTGCACAGGCAAGGAACGCTCGTGATGAATATCTGGCGAGCCTGGCTAAAGGCATTGACCCACTGCACACACCAAAACCTCAAATAGTGCTTTTTGAAGACGTTGCCAGAGAATGGCACAGCCGGAAAAAGGGCTGGAGCGAATTACACGCGCAAAAAGTCTTAAAAGACCTGGAAAACCACATCTTCCCCATTCTTGGTAAAAGGCCAATTAACGAGATCACAACCATGGATCTACTGATTCCTTTACGCAAAATGGAAGATAAAGGAGTGCTTGAGACAGCATCACGTAACAAGCAGCGAATGAACGCCATTATGCGCTACGCTGTACAGAATGGAATGATTAAATACAATCCAGCGCAGGAACTGAACGGTGCAATCGAAACTAATAAAACCAAACATCGCCCCGCTCTTCCCCTTGAGCGATTACCTGAATTACTTGGCAAAATAAATGATTACCACCACAAGATGAATGGACGGTTATTAACGCAATTTGCACTAAAATTAAATTTATTAATTTTTATTCGCTCAAGTGAATTGCGTTTTGCTCGTTGGAATGAAATTGACTTTGATAAATCAATGTGGGTAATACCAGCAGAACGCGAAAAAATAGAAGGCGTAAAATATTCATATCGTGGAACGAAAATGGGAACCCCTCACGCCATCCCTTTGCCCACTCAGGCCATGCAGCTTCTTGACGATATAAGAAATATATCCGGTGATGAATTGTTTATTTTCCCCGGCGACCATTACCAGATAAAACCAATGAGCGAAAACACCATTAACAAGGCATTACGCCACATGGGATACGACACAAAAAAAGATATTTGTGGCCACGGATTCAGAGCTATGGCCTGTTCGGCGCTGACAGAGTCAGGCAGGTGGACAAGAGAAGCCGTTGAGCTTCAGATGAGTCACAGGGAAAGAGGCAGTGTCCGGGCTGCATACATTCACAGAGCTGAACATATGCAGGAACGCCGCCGAATGTTGCAATGGTGGGCTGATTATCTCGACACCTGCAAGACGGCATATATTGCCCCCTATGATTTTAAATGGGCTAACGAAACAGACTGAATCAACTCAACAAACTAAACTACCCCAAGCGGCTGAATTAAGCTCAAGGCGTGGACAATATGTGGACACGCCGATTTTTTTATCTTTTAAAATCAATAGAATAAGACCTCACTAAAAGCACCTAGTGATTTTTACCCTAAAAAAACAGATATATCTATTTGATTTATAATTAATTTTTCACAATTAACCAGTGCTTTTAATAAAAACAAAAAAAATCAAACTATTTTATCGATATCATTTTGTGATATGTATCACATTTTCAATTCTTTTTTTGTTTTCAGAAACCACTATTCCAGCGTTCGCAAGCATTACATCCCCCAGAACGGGCTTTCCTGGTGCCTGAAAGGGTAAGTCAGCAAACCTTTCTGGCACTAACTTGTTATTCTTTGTCGCTTCCAGGCGGTTTAAAGCGGCTTAAAGTGGTCCTAAAATGTATATTTCACACATGGAACAAATCTAACTGTCCATGTCAACCCCGTCTGAAAATCGACCAGATTTACAAATCCGCTTTTCGTTGTTTATGATTTTTCTCGTCCCGCAGACGACCGCGAGATCTTACATGCTCCCACTGTGAGCTAACATAAAGTGTTCAGCATATACAGGAGGCCAATATGTCAGCATACTCACAGACCAGCGAAAGGCGGATTCAAAAATTAATAAGACTCCCCAGAGTCATTGAAATCACAGGGAGATCGAGAGCTCGAATTTACGAAGATATAAAATCTGATATATTCCCCAAACCAATAAAAATAGGCCCTCGTGCGGTTGCATGGGTTGAAGAGGAAATTATCGACTGGATAGAAGAAAGAAAACAACAACGTTTTCAGGCTTAATTATTTTCACTTTATAGTCAGCATGGCGCGATATGCGCCTAAACATTTCATTCAATAAGAAACATCACTTAACCAAAGATGCATTCATGGTTTAAAAGATGCTCTACCCTTGTTAAGGGAACCGGAGTAAACAGATGTGACCCAATAAAAGAAAATGGACTATCAGAGGGATATTTTCACCTGTACATCACACGTAAGAAATATATTCCAAGGAGCTAAGTTCAAAATCAGCATTTATTTACAGTGTATGAAATTGAGTTATTCCGGTTACATTAACCGGATTGGGTAAACTGTTATGATAAATACAAGTAATGGCGACATGGGGATATTCTCCACGTGGCATAAACAAACAAACGCTTTAAACATCATAACCGGATGTCCGGGAATACAGCATTATCCAGCTGACTGGAGCGGGCACATTACTACATGTGAGGGAAGGAGGCCGGGTACTGGCAGCAGAGCAAAAAAAAGAAGCTCGCTAAAGCTAGCGAGCCAACCAGTCAAGGATGTGCATTTAGTGCACCTGAAACCAACAATAAGAAATAATAGGCAGAAATGATTATGGCTTTTTTACTCTTAAAAATCAATCACTCAGCGCAATCGCGCCAAAATAATTTGCAATATTGCTTGACTCGCTTTTTTGTCATGGCGTATCGTTTGCCCGCACCTCATAAAACAGGTGCCGGGTTTGACAGCCTGAATAAATTGGCGGGTAGCCGCTTGTATTCCGTAATGCGGTTTTTTTGTGCCCGTAATACCACCCTTTCCCGTATTATGGCGGGGCGTAATGGGGGAGCTTTATGCTCGCTGGTTTCCCAATTTGCCAGTCTGTCAACCCTGTTACGTCTCGCCACCACGTTTGACAGCGTTGTAGTGAGGCTTCTTAAACTTGAATTGGGAGCCTTTCATATGGCTATATCAACACGCCCTGATTTTATCTGGCGCTTTATGCAGTGCCACGGTAAAAATATCCGCCTTCATACCGTTACCGCTGCCAGTGAGCGCGAAGCGCGCGCCCTGCTTCCGGCATCCCGTCTGGTCTTTGTTGCCCGTATTCGTGTCCGGGAGGCGTGCCATGTTTAAGCTCCTTATCACCCTGATTAACTGCCAGAACGGCGACGTTCGCCAGATGATTCATGCCCGGGAATACCCGACTTATGACGATGCATGGCGTGATGCCTGTCGTATGGCATATTCCCGCAATGACAAACAGGGGCGATTAACCCACAAATGCGCAGTAAAAATCATGGAGGGGTAACGATGTACGAGATCCATATTAAATTGCGTAATGTGGTAACAGGAGAGGAAGAAAACTTCCACACGATACGTAAATATAAATCAAAAGGAAAAGCGGCAAGGGACGCTATCAGGTATACGGAAGAAATTGCGCCGAAATATCAATTGCCAGAAGAAGAACTCACAGCATCAGTGGTAAAGGTGAAGAAATGAAAAGCCGTTCAATATCCCGTAAAAATAATGGCAGTGGTGAAAAACGTTTCTTTGTGTTGGGTTATGCCGTTAATAAGCGCGGGTTAACCAAACATGCACACGCAACGGTATACGGAACGGGGCCGGGCGAAGCCATACGCCGCGCAGCCGAAGGGCTGGAAGAGCTGGGAATGACACATTTCAGGGCGTTGAAGGTTACGCAGCTTTCTGCCTGATTCCCGAATTGCCAACTGATAACTGAATTAATTTTATATTTCGGCCTTAACGGGTCGGGGAGCTTTTATGTCTGAAAATCAGAATATGTTTATTCATGATATTTTATCTAAATATGTTGGATTTATCTCCGATGATGCAAATAACTCTCTTTGTGATGTTATTTTAACACTTGATTTATTATCTTATTTCTCTGACATTGCAATAGATACTCCTGGCGCTGACATTGTATCAGGTTCACAAATGAAGGCGATTTTGCGCATTTTGTTGCGCGAACTGGAAAGAATAAAAGGCAATATTTATTACTCTGAGCGCCCTTTCTCTCTACATGCTGCACGGTTTGTGGGGATTTCAGAAAGCAATAAACAATTATAAAGAATAACCCCCTGTATTTTTACAGGGGGGGGGAGAGGATTTATATATGAAGCCTGATACCAGAAAAGAGATTATTAACCGTCTTATCCGTGATTACAACTTCAAAGAAGAAAATAACTACCTTCGGTATGGTGTTTGTCCGCAATGTGGAAAGAAGGAGCTGTTTACCAGCCTTGAAAGGCCGTACATCGTACACTGCGGGCGTGAAAATAAATGCGGTACAGACCTGCTGACCAAAGAACTTTACCCGGATGTGTTTTCATCATGGTCAGATCGCTATATCAGCACGAAAGACGATCCATACGCAGCGGCGGCAGCTTATCTTCAGGAGGCGCGCAATATTGCTGTGGAGCCACTGAAGGGCGCATTTACTCAGGAGCGATACCAGGACAAGGAAAGCGGCGAACAAGCTGCTACCGTGCGTTTTACGCTGGCTGACGGTGTGTGGTGGGAGCGCATCATAGACCGACCGGAACGCTTCGCGCGCAAGGCGAATTTTTCCGGCAGCTACAAGGGGCTGTGGTGGGCTTATCCGGGAGCAGATTTAAGCAAGGCCAAAGAAATCTGGATTTGTGAGGGTGTCTTTGATGCCATCAGCCTTAACCAGAATGGCATTGCGGCCGTTTCTGTCATGTCTGCCGTGAACTACCCTGATAAGGCGCTGGAAGAACTGGCGAAGCTGTGCGGAGATAATCCCCGTCCGGTTATTGTGTGGGCGCTGGATAACGGGCGTGCGGGTGAGCGTTACGCAAAAAAACATGCAGAACGCAGCGCCGAAGGCGGCTGGAGAACGGCAGCGGCGTTACCGGGTGAAAACAACAATAAACGCGACTGGAATGATTTACACATCGCCGGAAAGCTACGTGGCCATGATGTGAAAAGATACCGTTATTACGGTGATTTATTGCTGGCGAAATCTCCGAGAGATAAGGCACTAATAATGTTTTCCTTTCGTGAGCGAAAGGAATTTCATTTTCCCTTTGATAACCGTGTGTTCTGGTTCAAGCTGGATATTGAGCGCCATATGAAGGCTGTTGAGCGTGTCATTAATGAGCGAAATGTTGACGAAGATGAAGCGCGCAAAATTGCACTCAAGGAATCCGGCGCTGTAAAAGAAATCGCAAACTGTAACCCAGTGCCGCTTTATTACATTCGAAACAATGATACGGATGAAGCATGGTATTACTTCCGCATTACATTCCCGGATGGTGCTACGGTGAAAAACACCTTTACATCAGGGCAATTAACATCCGCATCTGAATTTAAAAAACGTCTGTTGCACGTAGCAAAAGGCGGTATTTATACCGGAACAACTGCGCACCTTGACGCATTAATAAAAAATGACCTTCCCGCAATAAAAAGTGTTATCGGTCAGGATTTTATCGGATACAACAAAGAGATTGGTGCGTGGTTGTTTAATGATATCGCGGTTTGTAATGGTAAAACCTACGAAATCAATGAAGAGGATTATTTTGAAATTGATGGCGTAAACGCAAAACCATTGAATAAAAAACCAATATTGCAGATTAACTATAAAAAACCGGATGAATTTACAACATCCTGGGTGGAAGATCTCTGGCTGGCGTTTGGTGAAAAGGGAATTATTACCCTGGCTTTCTGGTTGGGTTCGTTGTTCAGCGAACAAATCAGGCAGAAAAACACATCTTACCCCTTTCTTGAGATTACCGGAGAGCCAGGTACGGGTAAAACAACGTTAATTGATTTTTGCTGGCGTTTGTGTGGCCGTGACAACTATGAAGGTGTTGATCCAACCAAAGGCTCAGAATCAGGCTGGAAGCGAACTTTTGGACAGGTTGCTGGATTACCTGTTGTTCTGATTGAAGCGGACAGGGGCGATAACGCACAAAAAAGGGGGGCGTTTGATTTCGATAACCTGAAAAGCCTCTATAACGGTGGCGGTATTGGGGTGCGTGGCGTTAAAACCAATGATAACGCCACATATGACCCCGTTTTTAAGGGGGCTATCGTGATTGCGCAGAATGCCACGGTAAACGCCTCATCGGCAATTATTGAGCGTCTGGTACGCGTATACACCGATAAAAAACGCCACTCACCAGATAGCCGATTGGCAGCAAAACGGCTGGAGCTTTACCCCGTTGAGCAGGTATCAGGTTTTATCCATCGGGCAGTAAGTCAGGAACGGGCGATTATGGAGACGTTTATGGCACTATCTGATCCTGAAACAACCCGCCTTTATGGTTGCGAAAATATTCGTCATCAGCGTATTGCCAAAAATCACGCGCAACTTATTGCGCTGGTCAGGGCGCTGAAATGCGTTATTGATATCCCGGATGAATGGCTTAATGCCACATGCCAGGAACTGGAACGAATGGCAGCGGAACAAGCTAAAGCGGTAACGGATGACTTGCCGGAAGTAATAGCGTTCTGGGAGGCGTTCGACTATCTGGACGGCATAACAGCATACGGCGTAAACCACTTTGGCAAGGGATCCCAGAATGGGCTTGCCGTTAGTATCCCGCAACTGGAGCAGGTTGCCGCTATTCACCATGTGAAGATCCAAACCAATCCCGAAATGATAAAGCTTCTCAAGACTGGTCGTTCTCGGCCACTGATTGGGTACAAGTCAGTCCGTAGCGAGGTAGTCAAACAGGCGAACACCGGAAGGGGGGTAGCCCAGGCTAAAGAAAATGAAGTATTGAAATGCTGGATATTCAGCTACAAGGAGGGACGCTAAATATGTCCGTTAAAAAGCGTGATGATGGCTCCTATAAGGTAGATATCAGGCCAAACGGGCGGTATGGACGCAGAATTCAGCGGCTTTTTAAAAAGAAAGCAGATGCCTTAGCTTTTGAGCGATATGTTCTTAGCCATATGAATGATAAAGAGTGGCTTGAAAAGCCAGCTGATCACAGGCGCATTTCTGAACTCTTGGAGCTGTGGTGGAAACTGGGTGGACGCAACAAACCATACGCTGACAATGTTAAATTAAGACTAAAGAAAGTAATTAAAGAAATGGGAGATCCGCGAGCAGAACAAATAAATGCGCGGTTTATGGCTATGTATCGCAGCGAGAGATTGGGAGCAGGAGTCAAAATTTCTACAATTCAGCGAGATGAAGCGGAATTGGCTGGAATGTTCACCATGTTGATCCAGAGTGGAGAATTTCATAGTAAAAATCCTGTTCGTTCTGTTCCCGCTATGAAACGAAAGATTTCAGAAATGACATATCTGACACATGAAGAAATTATTCGTTTGTTGAATTTTTCTAATGGTGATGCGCGTCGAATTACATTGCTGTGCCTTAGTACGGGGGCCAGATGGGGAGAGGCAAAAAGCTTGCGAGCAGAACACATCATTGATAATCGTGTGATATTTAACAAAACCAAAAACGGTAAAGTCCGCATTGTTCCCATTTCAAATGAAGTTGTTCGCGAAATCAAAACAAAAGATTCGGGGGGGTTGTTTGATGTTGATTATGGTGAATACCGTAAAATGCTTCGCGCTGTAAAGCCAGATCTGCCAAAGGGGCAAGCTGTTCATGTATTACGGCATACATTCGCTACGCATTTTATGATGAATGGAGGGAGTATAATTGCTCTTCAGCGAGTTTTAGGGCATGCAAATATTCAACAAACAATGATATACGCACATTTTGCGCCTGATTATTTGTCTGATGTCCTGAAGTTTAATCCAGTGGCTAATGCGAATATCGCCAAAGAAAAAGAGCCAGCAGAGTAACCCGCAGAACACTACATTCACAGCAAAAGAGGTCAGTTTTCCACTGGCCTTTTTTGTTGGCCAGAACCAACGGTAACAGCAATGCAATGGTGGCCATATTGCAGTGGTGCCGCCATCAATTTTTTGCCCCCTGATTATCAGAAAGAGTTCCACAGTGACGAGACACATTTTAGTCACAGAAAGTTAATGAGAGTGACACATAGTAAGTTAGTTTAATTAACATTTTAAAGGCGCGCGCTAAAGTCCGGGGGGGGGTGCGCAAACGGGTTACAAAGGTTACAAACAGAAAAATATATTATATATCAATATATTATAACACCTTTAAAAGGTTACAAAATGGGTTACAACAGGGTTACATGTAACCTTTATGCAGAGGTTACGCATGGTTACAGAGCACGCTTATAACTAATTGATAATTAATATGTTTTTAATTGGTGTAACCTCGTGTAACCTTCTGTAACCTCAAAAAGGTTACAAACAATTTCATTTAAAATCATGGTGTTAATATGTGTTTTAGGGGGCTGTAACCTTTGTAACCCGTTTGCGCACCCCCTACCGGATTTTGAGGTAGAGGCAAAAAAACACTGGCAAGACCAGCAACAAAAGTGCAACACAATAAATTGAATGAAATCATTGTTATCTCTTCACATAGAAGCGAATAAAAACGTAATACGCATCACGTTACAGCTACCAAAAAAACGCAAAAAACCGCCTTTAAACAGCCTCTTCCCGTTTGCACAAAAGTGCACAAATTTGCACAATTTTTTAGAGTAACTTTTTGCCCATCCGGCCCAGTACGGGCGCGCCCGGAGGGCGATTTCGTGCGTGCACAAAAAACGGTGAGTTTTTCGCGCGCAGGTGACGGGGGAACAGCCCGCGTTTCAGGGGGTAAATTACATCTTTCGCTAAAGACTGTGGGAATGCCCGACCGGGTTAGTTTTATCGCCAGCCAGAGCCGTTCTTACTGCAAGAGAGAACTGATACGGGGAATGTGAGGAGTGAGTATGGGAACGGTGTGCCTGCGCGTAATACGCAGCGACCGTTGCGGATTTATTTGATACAGCCAGAGGAGGCGGCGGAAGATATAATAGGTTAAATTTCACACCAGTAAGAGGAGCGTGATATGTCTTTCCCTTGCCCGGCCTGTGGCGCTTCAGCCCGCACCCGTGGTCGTTCGTTGGAAGAACACGAACAAAACATCTACAAAACGTATTACCAGTGCAATAATATTGAGTGCGGGGCCTGTTTTTGTACGCTTGAGTCGTTTGTACGCATCACTAAGCGCAGGAAGTCGAAAACTTCATAGTGATTTGTATAACACAGCCAGCGAGTGTGACCGGCTGCGTTATTTCTGTATTATGTCGTGTGGTTCTGGTCATTTGCCCAGGCCCACACATCCCCCGCGACATTGCGCCCGTTGCGGTCTTCTTCATGCTTTTCCCCAGCCTTAATTCCCTGACTGATAAACATCCTGACGCACTGGGAGTAGTTCATCTCTCTGTCCTTACATATCTGATTTATTTTATGGTCGATTTCGAGCGGAATACGAATACAGCGTAATACGCATCGCATTTTCTTTTGTTTTTTCATCGTGTTGCCTCCCTGATTGTTTATGTCGGGATTTAACACCCGCGATATAAGAAAGCGTAATACAACAGTATTGTGAGCGTATTACGAGAACAAAATCGGCTGGAATGTATTACGCAATATGGAAAAAATCGGCGTAAGTAAAAAATGTATTACAGGAGCAAATAATGGATATAACTCAGGCAAGCGCCGAACATCAGGTATGTAAAGCACAGTTTGATACAGCCAGGGCAAAGCTCAGTGAACAGGAATCATTAGTCACCAATCTGGAAGCGACTATCGAACAGACGAAAGGGGAACTGGAGTCTCTCGATCGTGACTGGCAGAACTCAATCCTGTCTGCGCTGGGAGTAAAAACGGAAGCCTCCGCGAAATTATCCATTCAGGCGGGTGTGGCGCGAGAAAATCTTGAGCGTCTGCGGGTGCTGCATGATGAGGCGCGCATCAGGCTACTGGAGTGTCGTTATAACGCGGCAGAGGCTGGTTGTGCTTACGAAAGTATTGATAATAAGTTGCGGGCAGAGATATTTGCAAAAGCACTTCCCGAACTGATTAACGAGCTGACCCCTGTTCTGTTATTGATTCGTGGTTTATGTGAGCTGCTTGGCCAGCCGCTGTATAACGCAGAAAAGAAAATATGCGAAACACTGAAAGCGGCAGATACTGCTGAAAGTGTCGGGATGATTCGCGGCCGGATTAACGATACCGAAAGCGACACCTCCAGCCCGCTGCGTTATTGCCCGGAGAAACTCCCGGATTCAGTAAGCTGCGCAATCAGGAGCGCCCCTTCACCTGTACAATGGAGCGCGGCGCGACAGAATCCAGAAAAAATGCGCGACCTTGCGGAGGGCAGAGAACTCTGCCGGGGGTGGCAGTAATGGGCGGTCTGAATACTCCACATTTGCACGGCGCTGATATAGTGAGCCGACTCAGGGGATTAATGTCCCGGAATCGCCTGAAAGCAAACACAGCAAGCATAAGCGATGAGACGCGTCGCGCGCTGGACAATGAATATCAAAAACTGGAGCGTGAGCTTGAGCTTCACACCCTGCATACTGCAAGCGGTGGGGGTAATAACGACGGCATTGAGCGTTATAATTGCACTGCTGATTCTGTTGTATCACAACGAAATCAACAGTCTCAGATGGTTTTCAATTGCGCTATCGAGTCGATAACCGGAAAGCATCCGAAGGATTTGCACTTTTCCGGTGACACTGCGCGCTATTCGTCAGAAGTTGAACCCGTTCCTCGCCAGAGTGCAACGCTTGCCAGTGGATGGCAGGCAAATTTCCTTGCTGAAATAACTCCCGTGCCTGTTACGGATATATCAGGTCGGGTTGTGCTGGTAGACGCTTCGGGGTCGTTGGCACGTACATCGCCACCTCACGAGCGCCGTTCGCCACTACAGGCGCATTCACTGGTTTCAAGGGGCTACCGCTGCGAGCAGGTTAATTTTGATTTTGCGTTGAACTACGACAATGCCGATGCTCACGCATCCGCAAACGGCCTTGAAGGAAGTGCGCGGGCCGCTTTTGAACGCCGGAAATGGCTGGATTTAATTCAGATTGGTTTTAACGGCACACATTATGCCGCCAAATCTGACCCTAAAACATATCCGGGGCGTGACGATTGTGGCGTGGGCTGGTTGCAGAAGTTTCGAAATGAAGCGGCGGGAAGGGTTATCAGCGGCCTTTCTGTTTCATCACCGAAAAGTAATACACGCGGTACACACCATACGATAGATGCGCTCGTTCTGGATGCCTGGCAATCCATGATTGATGAACAGTGGCAGGAAGGCATTGTGGCCGTATGCAGTCACAATACGCTGGTCCGTAAACAATGGCCTTTGATAAACCGTCTTGATCCATCGCAGATGAATCAGGAAATTTTGCTTAACGAGGAAATCATTAAAAATCCCGTTCTGGGGAATCTCCCGGCTGTAACCGTTCCATTTTTCCCGGACAATGCTGTATTGATCACACCTCTTGCCAATCTGTGTCTGTACTGGCAGCGTGGTTCCGTTCGTGGCCTGGTAAAAAACGAGCCTCAGTATAATCGCCTCTCGTTCTATGAGTCCTGTAACCTTGACTGGGTGGTGGGGCAATATGAGGCAGGGTGCTTACTGGATGGGATTGACTGGAAAGAATAGCAAGGAAATTTCCGGTAACGTTGAGGGCTTCTCAGCCCTCCTTTTACTTAAGCAGATGCTCTCCACCAATCAGAGTAATGACTCTTTCAAGCACATCATTAAATACCCCATCTTCTGCCTCTGTGATTAAGCGCGCTTTCCGCTGACGCCAGTCAAGGGTTTGAATGAGTGTGGTTGCTACCACGCTGGGGGCGTCCAGATTTGTTACCGGAACTTCTGTGGGAGCATTTCGTATGCTCGTACTTATGGGGCAGCATATGACAAACCCGGTGAGTCGGTTATATTGCTCATGGGACAGTATGAGTGCCGGGCGATACTTTCCGATCTCTTTTCCTTTCTGCGGCTCAAAATCCAGCCAGCAAATATCACCACGCTTAGGTACAAACATCAGTAATCAACCTCCTCATTGAATGGGGTGGCAATTTCGTCAGCGTGCGCTGTAACTGGCGTTATCCCGGCGAGTAGTTCGGCTTCACTCAGGCGACGGCGTGCAGGCTTTTCTACAAAAAGCCCTTTTTCACTAATTTCAACGTTGACGATATCACCCACTGAAAAACCCGGAACGGTTTTAAGGTTTCCCGTTAGTCGAAGGGCAATGCTGTTACCCCATTTTTGCAATACAACCTGTGTGCGCATGTGGGTTAACTCCTGTATCTATGGTGTGTATACAGTGAGGATAGGCGAGTAATTATTCTGTGTCTACAACAATGATACATAAAATGATAACCTCCCCCACTCACCTTTTCAGAATCGAAGTTTAAATTGGGAATAGAATAAAACGGGTACAAAACGGGTACAAAAACAAGACAGCCAAAATAAATAACATATAAATCAATACGATAATAATTAAGATGATTTCTGCAGGGGACACCATTTATCAGTTCGCTCCCATCCGTACCAGTCCGCAAAATCCCCTGAATATCAAGCCTTCCGTAGATTTACAGTTCGTCATGGTTCGCGTCAGATCGTTGACAGCCGCACTACATGACGGGTAAAAAGTGGATAAAATAATTTTACCCACCGGATTTTTACCCATGCTCACCGTTAAGCAGATTGAAGCAGCAAAGCCGAAAGAAAAACCATACCGCCTTCTCGATGGTAATGGACTGTACCTTTATGTCCCTGTATCCGGGAAAAAGGTATGGCAGCTTCGCTACAAGATTGACGGTAAGGAGAAAATCCTGACCGTCGGAAAATATCCGCTTATGACTTTGCAGGAGGCAAGGGATAAAGCATGGACCGCGAGGAAAGACATCTCGGTTGGCATCGATCCGGTAAAGGCGAAAAAGGCTTCGTCTAACAACAACTCCTTTAGCGCCATTTACAAGGAATGGTACGAGCACAAGAAGCAAGTCTGGTCAGTAGGCTATGCAAATGAACTTGCAAAAATGTTTGATGACGACATTTTACCCATCATCGGCGGCCTTGAAATTCAGGATATTGAGCCGATGCAACTGTTGGAAGTAATCCGCAGATTTGAAGATCGCGGGGCAATGGAGCGAGCCAACAAAGCACGCAGAAGATGCGGCGAGGTTTTCCGTTACGCTATTGTCACCGGAAGGGCTAAATATAACCCGGCACCTGACCTTGCTGACGCCATGAAGGGATACCGCAAGAAGAACTTCCCGTTTCTTCCTGCAGACCAGATCCCGGCATTCAACAAAGCACTGGCAACATTTTCAGGAAGTATCGTATCGCTCATTGCCACCAAGGTTTTACGCTATACAGCCCTAAGAACTAAAGAGCTTCGTTCCATGCAATGGAAGAACGTCGATTTTGAAAACAGGATTATCACCATCGACGCCAGTGTGATGAAAGGACGCAAAATTCATGTGGTTCCTATGTCAGACCAGGTGATTGAACTTCTCACTACGCTAAGCTCAATCACTAAACCAGTATCAGAGTTTGTTTTTGCCGGTCGCAACGATAAGAAGAAGCCAATCTGCGAGAACGCGGTATTGCTTGTGATCAAACAAATCGGCTATGAAGGTCTGGAAAGCGGTCACGGATTCAGGCATGAATTCAGCACAATTATGAACGAGCACGAATGGCCTGCTGATGCTATTGAAGTGCAACTGGCACATGCCAACGGCGGATCTGTACGCGGGATTTACAACCATGCTCAGTATCTGGATAAGCGCAGAGAAATGATGCAATGGTGGGCGGACTGGCTTGATGGGAATGTATCATAGGGAATTGGCGCAAAACCTTGCAAACCGATGCAAAGCTTTGCGTGTGATATTTTTAACCATCAAACTCCGGTTGTAATTGGAACCCAGTTATTTTTGCCTATAGCCGTGCAAAGATACTGAAATCCACTCGCCGTGTTAACATACACGGCACCAGGTTTGCCAGATATAACCCCATTTGGGGTGCCATTACCTGAAATAAAAATGAAACCATTCTGGAAGGATACACTTTGAGCGTAATCACCTTGTCCTACCTCTCTAGCCATATCTCTAATGGCGCAGGCCCACGTACCCGCATTAGATATATTAGATATATTATCACCAGACTGCGGCGCAATAGCGATCATTGGGATTGAATTATCCCCGCCATACCCACGAACATTTGATATTTCTCGCTGAACAGTGGTGTCAGTAAGGTCTCTTATAAGTGGCACGGTAACCGTATCTTCACATATAAAATCACGAATGCAATAATCATCAACTGCTGCGTTAGTTTCTATATGTATCAACCCTTCCTGTGTGGTGCTTGATGCTCCATCATACCCTCCAGTCCACTGAACACCATCGATATTTATATATTTAGCACCACCAGTTAAATATATATTTCCTGACCCTCCTATAACTCTCAGATTTCGCACATAAACACCAAAAAAACCTAAAACAAGAAGCGCGCGAGCGTGAAGAGCCTGATATTTAATATTATTTGCGTTATCAGACGTACAATCCTCAATCACTGAATTACGCGCTTGTTGATGTTGCCCAGAAGGTATTGTTTGTGAGTTTCGATGTTCAATTTGGAAACTGTAAACACAATCTTTTGCATAACAACGAATGAATCGGACACTTCTAGCAGGCATTGTAGTGGAGTGACCTTTTTGTTGAAACCCAGTGATAACATTTTCAGCATAACAATCCATTACTGTGACGTTATAACTTCCTTCATCAATTTCAATTCCGTGTTGGTTATCATTCCATACTTGAGATGGGTCATCGTTCCATACTCGGCAGCGGTTAATTACAATATCACTGCTATTATGCGTTGTAATGAGATCGTCAAGTTGACTGTTTTGAACAAAAGTGTCTTCAACAACAATGTCATAGCTACCGCCAACTGCATTATTATCAATATTTCCATCATCGAAATAATACCCGGCACAAATATCTATACCATGCTGCAAACCACGCTTACAGTAAACGTTTTTGATGGAACTGTGGCTAACAGTAGAAAATAAAATAGTAGTCCCCTGTGTGGCATCCATCCATGTTTCTGACGGATTTCTTGCTCGATTGTTAGCATCTACACATAAGTCTTCTATGTGGATAGAAGTATCGTAGTTTGTCCTGAATACCCTGTATTCATAAAGCTCGTTCTGAATACAGTTTTCAATTATCGGCATTGTTGGTAGTGCTAGAATAACGGTCTTAAATTTCCCCACCCCACGCAATCTAACGTGAGATGGTACTTTCAGTGCAGAGTTAATCCCGTAAGTACCTTCAGAAAGAATAAGCTCTTTCACCGTTGCCATTTTTGCCGCTTGCAGTGCTTTGTTCAATTTATCATGATAATCCGTTACTCCATCTGGAACAATTCCGTAATAATCAGCATACACTTTATTGCATATCCTTTTCCAACGCTTTCCACCAGGCGTGACAATTATCATTCCATCATCATCTTCTGAAGTATTATCTGTTGAATCATACTCAAAAAAACCGCCACCGATACCAACACCATCACTATGCTCAATAACATTTATTAATTGACTTTCAATTGTTGGTTCTATTAGACGTAAATCATTAATATTTTTGCATCTCCCTATGTATTTAAAACCATCCGGTCCAATTAATCTCAACTCTAATTGGTCAGGGTTATATTTCAGAATGTTTGGGTAGTAAAACTGCTGTGCACCATACGCATCATAAACAGCCATAGAATGGCCTTGCACGGTAACGAATTTGGCAATCTGTCCGTTATATACAGGATAACCAGCAGCGTTAATGATGATTGGTTGCGAAACAGGAACGTGAGAACCGTCTTCATTCTCCACATAAACCTGCACTTGATTCTGTGGGAGCGTAGGATCGGAATCTATCTTACCAATGAATATCTTGCCATTGCTTGCGGCTTGGAATTTTCTGGCTAACGTAAATAGTTGACTTGGCATTGAAATTATAACATTTGGCACAATATTTGACATAGTGAATCTCTATTTAAGGAATGAATATGATTACTCATAAAGAATTAACCTCTTCACTCAACTACAACCCAGAAACAGGCGTCTTCACTTGGAAGATAGCTTCTGGTAGCTCCAGTATCGGAAAGGTTGCTGGATTTAAGACGAACTCACAGGCCGACTACTTATCAATACGGATTAATGGAAAATCGTATCTTTGCCACCGACTTGCTTGGTTTTATATGAAAGGATGCTGGCCTAAAGGGTTAATTGACCATATTAACGGGGTTAAAAATGACAATAGAATTTCAAACCTAAGAGAAGTAACCAGAGGTCAGAATAAAACCAACAGCGTTTCATCATCCAATACAGGTATAAAAGGAGTTCATCTTCTTAAAGGGAAAAACACATATAAAGTTATGTTCAAACTAAAAGGTAAGTCTATTTGCCTTGGGTATACCGATGATATTGAGCTGGCCGAATTGATGTCTATTGCATTCAGGGAAAAATATCATGGCGAGTTTGCTTGTTTTAGATAATGTCTGTCATTTAATTTGCTCCAGATACAAGGAATCGCCGCAGCGTAGCTACGGTGAATTTTGGGCATAAAAAAACCCAGCCGAAGCTGGGTCGTTGCGTTGGTTATCTGTCAGTAGTTATGTACTGAAGGAGGCAATTCTTTATTCTTAAGTCTCATCCATGCGGAAAGATTCGTTGGTCCGTCTGGCTCATTAATATCAACATCTCGTGTGTGGTTTATTAAAACGTCTCTCGCCATTCCGAGAACATACGAGAATTCATGACCGTAGTCGTAGCATCTGCCGGAATAGTTCGATTGAATTTGTTTTAATGCCGGATACAGTTCGCGGAATAATGCCTGTGAGCGGTTGGCATAATCCCATAACCATACAAGACTGTTTGCTTCTTTTGCAGAAAGCTCGTTGGTCTTCTTCTCTTGTTTGCCAATGAACTCACCTTCAAGCACTACCCTGTGGATGTACTCTACGGCTTGCGGTATCTGAGATGCATCAAGCTCTTCAATACTTTCCACATTGAAACGCTGATGAATCATTGCATAAGCTTCTGGGTACATTAGATGCTTTTTGCTGACTAGCATATTTACAGCATCACGAAGCGGAGTCCTGTCATCAACAGATGTTTTCTTACGTGCATTTTCTGCCTTTCCCTTCGTCCAGTAGTCATGCAGCACAGTAAAGCATTCTTCCTGGTACTGAATAAGTTTATCGCGGATGTCAGCACGAACTTTCTCAGGGTTAATGCTGAACAGCCACCCATTTAACTTCTTCAAAGGAAGGCAGAGTAACTTACGAAGCTTTCCATCAGCAGCAACCATATTCATATGAATACAGTTGAACTTATCTAGTTGTTTCATAAGTTTTTGTTGCTGAGTACCCCAGCTCATTCCGAGGTTTTCAACGATTGGCTTCATCGCAACATATGCAACTCCGGCAGCCATGGCGGTGATAATCTGCTGACCATTGAAAGGTACGTAAGAGGTGTTTACTGCTTCTAAAATTGCTATACTATTCATGTTGGTTTTTCTCCACGGATTTACCGACAACCGAAGCCCTGACTGTTACCGCAGTTGGGGCTTCACTGTTTTATGTTCACATCTAACATTGTTTTTCTAGAATTTAACTCTTTCCCCATCGCTTCAACGCAAAGAGATACACAACCACTACAGATAAATATCTCTGCTTTAGCGCGAATCAACATTGCACATTCATGCTGAGGCTTTCCGCAGAAGGAGCACTTAAAGCCATCTTCTTTATTCATATCGCCACCCCCTCTCTCTTCAGGCTGTCTATCAGGCGCTTGATAACCTCTGAGTTAAACGACCTGCACTCTTCCTTTGCCCTGCTACCGATAGCATCCTTTAACGACTGCGGCATCCTTACCAAAATCTTACTTATTTCTTTCTCCATGTTACCCTCCACACAAACAACTCTTTTCGAATACAAAAGATAGCAAAGTGAGTATATCTAGTCAAAATTTTTTTGCATACACTTTGATATCAAATTGAATACCAAAGGTGTGATATGGCAAAGGGTGTGTCAATTTCTCCAACTACGGTAAGAATCCCTGAATCTTTACGTGAGGCTCTTGCTGTCAGAGCATCAAAAAATGGTCGCTCTGTTAACTCCGAGATCGTCATGATTTTGCAGGCCGCGATTGATGAAGATAGGTCGCCAAAGTCAGTTGAGTCATTTGCTCAGCAAGAAGCTGACAAATTCAAAGAGGCGCTGCTTGAGACGCTGAGGAACATGCAAGAAAACAAAAAACCCACCTGACGGTGGGTTTTTCTTATTCTTTATCTTTTAAGTCTATGGTTCTTTGTCCAATAACCTTTTCATCTATGTATTTCTCATACTCTTCTCGAGTATCAGAAACCATTGCAATACCAGTAACCTTACCTATTTGGGTTCTAAGAGCCTTAACTCCAACCTCTGATAAAAACTGGTGTATTTTATCGTTTTTGCTGCCTTTCTCTTCTTTTGAAGTTTTTGCTAAATTAAATACCTTTCCTTCACTTCTGGCTAATGGGTAATAAATGTGATCTATCGTAAGATATTTAAACGCCCATGGTCGCCCTCTAACTGGTTTGTCTATACCATACAAACGATACCAATGCTCATAAAGTTCAGGGGTGAACTCTCTTTCATACTCACGAGCCTCTTCAGCAACATATCGCTTATATGCTTGAATTACCTCTTCTTTTGTTCTGTCATACCCTGCCAAAGCATAAACAAGCCCCTGAATGCCCGCCTTGGCTGATGCATCAATAATGATTCTGGCTTGCTTAGCAATCCCTTCCTGACTGGAAAGCAACTTACCTTCAGCTTTAGCATTAGAGATTGCTCGACATAAATCAATTAATATTGTTACATCGTAGCCATGTATTACAGGATTAGCTGGAGTGTTCGTGCCCGCCTGTTTGTATTGAAAAATAAGAGGATTTTCAAGTTTTGCCCTTAATTCATGCCCAATATACTGAGAAATAGTTTTCCCCTGAATAAACTTTGGCAACCTGCTGCCACCTTCGCCAAGACCAATCGCTTCTCCCATGCCTCTCTGGCTAATAACGGCAGTTTTGTTATCATCATTTAACACATAGCACTCAACATCAATCCCGAATTCATGCTGGAACGATCCCTTATGCGTGGCAATTAATGGTTTATCCTTCCATCTTGCAGCCGCTGCTTTCTTTGCTATTTCAGAACGCTGCTCTTTAGTCAGCGACTTTGCGCGAGCGATCCCGCCCTTAGCTTTCCCTTCACTACTTTTCTTTTCTGTCATAATGCAAGCACCTTGTTGTGATATATGCTTGCATTATATACACTGTACACACATACAAGCAAGCATAAAACCAAAACAAAATGCTTGCATTACAACCGCGCTACTCCAACTACACATTATCATCTGGTATCCTGCACAAAACTAAGGAGGTTGGTGTGTCTGATTCTATGAGTTACGCTGTGCTAGTTGCCGCAACTCTATTTCTGGGGATAGGGTTGCAGATTGCGTGGTTCTTTTTTTCTAGTTTTATTAAACGTAAAAGAATTGAATCAAGGATATCTGAGATTTCTATTGCTATAGGGAAAAATGCTGAAAATCCAGAGAATGAGGCCTGCGCACTGAATTACCTTAAAGAAAAGTTTTCCCCTGAAAAATTTGAAAACAGAATTACTGATGCTCTTGGATTGGTAATATCAGTAATTCATATGCCACTAAGTTTGCTGATAACAGTGTGGTACTTCGCCATGATCGCCGGAAGAATATTTGGTTTCATGAATATAGAGCCTGTAGTTCTTTGGGTTCCAATGATACTGCAATTGTTGTTAAGCGTTGCTATCTTTATTTTTTCTGTTTTTATAAAAATTGTCTTCGGAAGATACCCAGGAGAAGCGAAGGGATTTAATAAAGAATTCATAAAAACTATAAAATAAATGCCGTCCTTGGCTTACAGTGCTACTGCCGGGTAGCTTCGTTAACTAAGAGCGGGCGCACGGCAGTAGCCGCCTGATTTAGCGCTCTTTCATAAGCTGGCGTTCCAGCTTTAGTGTTTGCCAGACGTAAGAGCGCATTCCTTGCTGCTTTGGATTCATACAAGCGCATCATTGCACCGAAACCAGCCTCAAGCCCCATTGATACGCCAAGAGTCGTAGTTGCGCCAATCGTCCTTATCCTGTTGGCTTGCGATTGCCCCGTCTGAGTTACTACATTTGCGGTGTCTGATCTTGCTGTTTGCTGTAGAACTTCATGAAGAGCATCAAGTTCTTTCATGTGCTTTCCAGAAAAAATAGTGTTGTAAATTTCACCGCCTGACTGAGATTTCAGCTTATTAACTTCCGTGATGAACTTGGCTGGAGAGTCACCGGCCTTTTCCGCTATTTTGCTGACGTAAGCTGCACGCATAGCATCTTTCCCTTTATCATCCAATGCGCTCCAGATTCGTTTCACGTCAGATGGTTTTCTGCTTAATACAACAGTATTTATAAGTTCAGGACTGGCTTCACTGCTTGCCTTGTTGAGCTTGTTAGCAATGTTTTTATTAAGCACCTTATTATAAACGTTTGCATAATCGGAATTTGCTTTAAGGTATTTTGCTGCGTCTGAAGCACCGAGGTTTTTAGCAACTGCGTTACGAAGGTCTTTTGACATTGCATTCTCTACCATATTGGTAGCTGCTTTTGCCTGGTTGGGGAAGACCATGGCATCTCCCTGAACATTAGATCTAAATGCTGTTCTGTGCTGGCGCAAGAGATCAAACGTAACATCCAAATCAGTTGCAGGGTTTGCTAATTCTTCACGTAGGTTACGCAAGGATGTAAGCAGGCTTTGATTGGCAGAAGTCCCAAGCCGTTCCTGTCTTGCGATCGCTGTATTCAGAGCATTCATGGTATTTGTAGTATCAACTGCGGCATTACCCATTTTATTGGTGACGTCATTGATAACAGCGCCAGCAGCATCCTTCCGCCCCCTTAACGTGGTGGTCAGAGATTTCACCACATCATCAGGGTTGTACTCACCAAAACGGTCAAAATAATTACTTACCAGCTTACTACGCGTTGCATATTGCTCAGCTCGCTTTGAGCCTGTCCCGAGCAAAGCCCCCTCGGCATCCTGAGTAAGGCCACGAGTGAAAGCATTTTTCGGCGTGATAACATCAGATGTCATTGGTGTCACGCCCATCGATTCTGATGTGGCAATTTTCTTCGCCACTTCTGGCGCAATATCACCTTTTATAGCCGTTATTCCACGCCCTATTCCCTTTGCTGCTGCGGAAAGAACACCCTGAGCGGCAAGGTTAACTCCGGCATTTTTAGCTGCATTTTGTGCGAAATCGCCTTTCTGATTTGCGGCCTCTGCCAGTGATCCAATAGCCATGCTTCCTGCCGTTCCAACTCCTGGAACTAAATACCCGCCAATTGTTTCTCCAACTTGAGCGTAGGGGTCTGTCGGTCTGTCTACTGGACGATAAACATCATCCAAAACTTTTGGCCCACCAAGCCCCTGACTGATTGCATTAATCAGACTTGCGCCACCCTGCAATACGTCAAATGGTATGTTTACCAGACCACGACCAGCCTGTTCTGCAATTTGCCCTGCACTTTGACCACCAGTGAGCCAATCGCCAGCTTGTTGCATCAATGATGGTTCTTCACGCGCTGGTTCATTATTGGCCTGATTAACTGTTTGTTGCTGAACAGCCTGACCAGCAAAATACTCATCAATGGCGGTGCCAATATCTTCCGTGCTCGTACCATCAGGGAAGGTAAATGTCTTTCCGTTTGCAGTTACTTTCATCATTCCACCGTAAATTGAATGCCTGATTTTGAGGTATATGATCCGGATTGACTCTGCTGCTGTTGGGTATTTGTCGGTTGTTGGTTATTGCTCTGTTGTTGCGCAGGCTGCTGAATATCTTCATACAGCTTGGCTTTTCTGGATTGCAATTGCTTAGTTAGTCCGCTGGGGAGAGAATCTCCATAAGTTGAAAGATAATCATCCATTTGCTGGTTAAACTTTTCGCCTTCAGTATTTGCCATCAGTTTTGAGGTGTTGATTAAGTCTTGGACTTGCTCATTATTCAGCATCTTGCCGTTAGATAATTGGCTAACATAGTTACCAAGTGTGCCGAATATTCCATCAGTGCGTTTTACCTGCACTTGCTCACCTTCGCGTACCACAGATTGCGGATCCAGCGATTTCATATAGTTGAAAATCATTCCCAACTGCGCGGCTGGAGTGTTGCGCTTCCCAAGGGCTTGTAGGTTGTCAGAAGCACTGCGCATTGCAGAATAATTCTTTGAGAACCCATTAATATCACTATTCAGATCTCGAACAAGTTTTGGGTCAATCTTTCCGCTTTCCTGTTGTTTCATCCCTAATTCCTGCAACTTCAGGGCGACGTTATCATTATGCATTTGTGCCCGCTGAGCCCTGTCTAGTTGAGCGTTCTGGATATTTGCCCATCCTCTCGCATTCTCCATATCAGCCTGACGGATGCTTTCATCCAATCGCCCTTTCTCAAGTTGGCGACCAACCATCTTGTCCTGCAAATCCCAATACTTTTCATGGCCTAATGCAAACTGACCATATTGTCCGATAAGTTGTGATGTTGCTTGTGGGTCTTTTTGATACATGCTGAGGAGTTGTTGTGGGTCTACCCCCTGATTAGACAATCTGGTTGCATTGTTTCCAATCCACTTGCTAAATGCATCACCACCCATCATGGAGGCAATTTGACCGCCTGCCGCTAGATTGCCAATTTCATCACGCTGGTCTTCGTCTGCCCACTTCATACCAGACTGAATCTTCTCTAATTGACCAGGATATTTGGTCATCAGATCTCGAACCTGCTGTCGATCACCGGACTGGATGGCTGCCGCATATTCTTTTTGGAATGCAGCATCCGCTTCCTGTTGCTTTGCAGCTTGATATGTTTGAGCGACACTACCAAGTCCCTGCAACGCCTGAAGGCCGATGTTATTGCGACCTGAACGCTCCATTTCGTTGTTCTGGCGAATATAGGCCAACGCCTCACTTACATCACTTGCCTTTGGCGCATTTGAGTTTTGCCCACCGATACCAGCAAGAAAGCCGCCTGAGTTGATTCCTTGTTGCCAAGTAGCCATATTCCCACCTTAAAACAATGATCCAAGACCACCGATAATGCCGCCACCAATAGCGCCAACAGCCGTACCTATTCCTGGCACCACAGAGCCAATCATCGCCCCTGATGCCGCACCGCTCATGGCACCTCCCAAGGCTGATTGCAGTCCTGATGGTCGGTTAGCATTCGCCGCAGATGCTGCCGCCTGCTGTTGATACAATTGGCTGACGTTGTTAGCGTAGTTCTGCCCAGCGTTTGCCTGACCTGTAAGAGCACCAAGGCCAATGTTTGCCAGATTGTTGTAGTTGTTCATCTGACCTGACAGCCAGTTTTGACCGAGTGTAGGTGCGATTGCTGCTAACTGGTTTCCTGTTGCTGTAGAGCCTAATCCACCCGTTGCCTCTGCTGCTGCCAGACTCTGGTAACGCGCCTGCCCTGCAAGGTCTTTATACTGCTGGGAGTTGTAATACTGGTTAAGCGCCTGACCTTGCCCCTGAAGAGAGGAAAGATTCTGCAACTCTGATACGTACTGCTGAGCGAGTGGCGTGAACGGTGCAAGGTTTTGCATGTTCGTCTGCCACATTTCACGCTGCAGTTCGATGCCCTTTTCAGTTGCGCGTGCCTGGGCTTTAGAGCCGCCATCACTGCCACCTTTGCAGTAAACGGCATTATTTAAATGTTTATTAGCGATATGATGTATAATCAT